ATAGCAGGTAATAGAATTGCAGTCTTAACTGCGAACATTTTACCTACTGAAGGAGACTCTCCTACAAGTGGATTTAGTTCTTTCACACAATCGTATTTAAGTCCACGATATGTTGTGTAGATATCTGCAAGTTGTAGGGTATAGAATAAAGTCCAATCAAACGTATTAGGTAATTCAGATGGTGTAAACTGTAACTGGTTCAGATTTTCCTTTGACTGTGATTCTATCAACTTCAGAGAATGCTCTAGATGGACACTGTCGATATGTTGCTTCGCCCAACAGCACGTCCACCCCATCATAATTTCGTGTTTGTCCTTCGAGTCTAGCACCAAGGTTGACGGCATCTCCAATGACGGAATAGTCAAATCTAAGTTCTGACCCCATGTTTCCAACGATGCACTCACCAGTGTTAATACCAATGCCAACATTGATAGGGGGAAGACCGAGTGGTTTGAGTTCTTCATTGAGTTCCTTGGTAGCAATTAGTATTTCTTCTGCAGACTTGACTGCCATCTCGGCATGGTTCGGACAGTCCATTGGAGCATTCCAAAAACTCATTATACAATCGCCCATGTATTTGTCTATAGTTCCACCATTATTTAGAATTATCTTAGTCTGTAAGTCCAAGAATCTGTTAATCAATTCTACCAATCCTTCGGGGTCATCATTCTTCATGAACGCTTCACTTATTGGGGTGAATCCACATATGTCCATAAACATGAAGGTAAGTTCCTTTCTATCTCCACCAAGTTTCAATTTTGATGGGTCTTTTTGGAGCTCTTCAATCATGTCGGGGGATAAATACTTTTGGAACTGCTTCTTAATCTGTTGTTTTTCTTGATATGTAATGTAGTACTTGTTGAAAGAAGCATGTCCGAACACCACCAAGGAGGCAATCGATGAGAAGAAGGTATCGAAAAGAACGAGCTCTGAAGTCCAAATATAATAACTCCCGCCAATCTGGCATCCTACAAGCAATAGACTCCCTACCCCCGAAAGAAGTGTGGGAGCTTTGTAGACCAAACCCAATATCGTTATTAGGACTAACAGAAGAAGAACGGATTCTAAGGATTCAAGATAGTAGGATTGTTGTATTTGAACTCCTGTCAAAACGGTTTGGAGCAGGTTTGCTTGCACTTCGTGGGGATACATTACTCCCCTTGGGGTTGAAACTGGATTATTCAAACCCTCAGCTGTCAGACCCCATACAAGAATCTTATTCTCAAAATTAGATTCGGGTAGGTCAACTGCAGATATTCTATGGAATTTATTCCAATAGGAAACCATTACGTCTGAAGTTGGAGTTGTTGTAATAGGTTTGTCTCTCCCCATTCTAACCCATTCAACTCCAGCTTCGGGTGTAATCTTAGTTTGATAAGACGGCTGGTCACGTAAGGCACGTAATGTCTCTAAAACTAGAGATGGATATACCTGTCCGTTTGCAGTAACCATAAGGGGTACAGACCGCGTAGTCCCATCAAAATTAGGTGTCCCAGTGACAGCTGGAGTAGCCGTTACAACTCCTATACCGTAAGTGTTTTTAGCAAGTATTGGAATGGGTTGGACTATCCCAGTGAAATTCCACAACCAATTCTTTGCATCTCCACCACCAAAAGTAGAGTTACCTACGAATGGTAATGCACCTGTATCTTTTTGAATTGTTGGAGCAGCTCCGAGGATTGTAAGTCTATTGACTAACCCCTCAGCAAATAGATTGTCTTGTGAAGGGTCTCTATCACTTTCCGAAAAAAGAGTAGAGAACAAATGAGTGTTAGAGTAATGAGTGTTAAGAAGAATGTCACGGTAAATACCACGGCGAATAGGATACTGTCCAAAAGTCTCAAGACTCTTCTCATCAATATCAACAAGTACGATGTCATCGACATAGAATTCACCCTGTTGTTGGTGAAGGTAATCAAACCACGACCATGAGATGTTTTCAACAAAATAAGGATTCCATATCTTTAGAGCAAAGATTGCTACGATTGTTATTAATACTGATTTCCACGAAAACATTTTATGAGAATTTCTTCTGTACCCATTTAAAGACTGTATAAATGGATAGACCATAGAATGCAAGTACAGACATGGGCAATGCTATGTACGCAAGTTCCCATGGTGATAAAAACAGAACTTCCCAACCAAAATTTATAGCTGCCTCAACGTCACCCAAAGGTTCAAGTGTTGCTGGCAATGCAATTTCATTCTCTTCAAAGAGGTCTAGTATCTCATTAAACTGTTCTTCAGTATAACACTCGTAAAACTCGGGTGGGCATTCTGCGTTCATTCCTGTGTTACCGATAATGTACAACCATTAGAAGTCTGACAGTTTTGTGTTAGATTATAAATTTGATTTGTGGAACTATCTTGCAATAGGTTTAAAGTTGTTGCATAGTTTCCTTGAAGTGTTATTGTTGAAGTGTGACTTCCACTACCTTTCTGTGTAACATTAGTGACGGAGTTATCGCTGTTTCCATAATAGTATGTGGTTGAAGTGTGACTTCCACTACCCGATTGAGATAAGTCGTGGTCTACACCATCGACATGAACGTCTATGTTGTGTAGGTGTGTTCCATTTTGATACACATCCACCTCATTATTATTACCCCATATGTGTCTACCATATGTTGCACCACCAATCTGTTCTACGTTTTCAGTATTATTGGTTCCATCTACATCACCACCCCAAGCCTTTCCCGACCCCCAATAAGAGACCCAAGAAATGGAATTACCATTACCTGTTTGTGTAAAGTTGAATGTGTTGCCACCGTGAGCAAAAGAGAAATCAACTTTGTTGTTGTAACCTGTTTGAATTATAGAGAGGTCTACATCACCACTCTCAACTTGTTCAACATGGACATGATTTTCGTCTGCCCATGTCGACAAGCTTATCAATAAAGTTAATAATAAACTTTTCTTCATATCATATTCTTCTTAGAATAACCATAAAAATACTAAACATAAGACAACTCCCTCACCGAATGCTAACCACAACATGTGGTAATCATCCAATCTCATAGCTTTCTGAAACCCAAATAATTGTGCTTCATGCCATGCACGGAACTTTTCTATAATATTCATATATTCTCCTAGTTTGTTTGTGTGATAGTAATATTTATAGACGAACCATCACCCACTTGTATTAGTGACTCCTTTTCGTCTGTTATGGTTCTAATGGATGCTTGTGCAAACATTGGTAATCTAATGGAAATAACTCCATTAACTTCCCTGTAGAACCATATCTGGCCCAGACCCTTGTCTACAATTGTATTGTATTGAGTGTCTTTGTCAAACCCCGAACCTGTTCCTTGAATACGAACACTTCCGAATGCTTGTCGTTCTCTATCGATACCAACCTTACGGTCAATCTCTAAGACAACGTCCAGTAAATCTTGTAAGAAATCGACATCTAATAAATCTCTATCGAGTTCTGTATATTCTAATTCATCATCTTCGAAATAGTCTTCTTCTAAATCATTGAACTCTAGGAAGTCTACGTCTAGAATATTACTACTATCATTCTCTGAACCACTTTCTTCTGATATCTGTTCTGTCACCTCTTCGGGTGGAGATACAATGAAGTAGTTATCAATTAGATTGGGTGTAATCCCATTCACTACAACTGGTTTTGTAGGTGAATCATCATAAGTTGAAACCATTGTTGTCTGATATGCTTCATTCATGGTCACCGAACCACCAGCATTACTTACTACAATTTCTCCCGAGGGAGCACCCCATTTATCGGGGAGCAGAATTATCAATGACCTTCCGATTTCATCAATACTAGTTGTGAAATCTGTGCCTCTGACTGTTATCTGTGCAGTAGGTGTAGTTATATTTATGTTCGCTTTGTTTATTTTACCACCAAAACCCGAAGCAAATCGAGCGGTGCCTTGTGCCATTCTTATGGCCATCTTTGACTTGGATGGGTCGGGGTCATAGTAAACCTCGTCTATCCAAACTTTGGAGTGTTCTGTTAAGTCTAGTTCCTCGTCTCCTTGGAACTGAATTTTCATTCTTCCATTCTGAGTTTGTGCTGTATCATACATTAGCACTTCAGGCATCTCAGATGCTGAGATGACGGTAGTCTCACCGTCTCTCTGCAACCCAGCGTATCCTGTTTGTTCTGTAATCTCACCTATTGGTTCACCATGAAGTGAACCAATAAGTAAAAGATTAATCGTTATCGTCTTTTTGAACGATGTCAATATTTGCATTAGAAGTCACGAAAGTCACATCGATAATACCACTACAAGATTGTCCAGTTGGGCATCCTGTATCTGAACCACTCTTCTGAATGATGTCGATATCATTACTTGAACCAGTTAAGATTGCAGTAATGCTGTTATCAGTTGCATCTGATTGATTAGTGTTAATGTCATTAGATGAACCTGTAACAGTCCAGTTCCAAACAGCATTGTCACTATCTATCTTAGTAGTGAATATGTTTGATGAACCAGCAACTACTAAATCCCAGTTAAGGTATTCAGCACTAGCATCTGCACCAATATCAATATCAAATGTATTAGACGAACCTGTAACAGTACCTAACATATTTAACTCGTCAGCACTATTTTGACCAATGTTCCAGTCCATAACATTTGAATCACCAGTGAAGGTGAGGTTTATAGTTGCTGAGTCAGCAATCATAGGCCCGAATAGTTTGTTACTGTCTCCAAATTGGACAAGTGTAAACGTATTAGATGCACCAGTTAAAACCATATCAGCAGATGTTCCCGAGAAATCATCTAGACCAACTTTGTTTCCATATCCTTTCTGTGTAAAATCTAGTACTAAACCAGTACCACTTTGATTCAACCATATTTCATTGTCGTCTGCTCCAGCAAATGCTGTAGTAGAAAACCCTAATGTTAAACATAATGTAATGAATAATTTATTCTTCATTTTGTTTATCCTCTATTTGATGTCCCTCGTTTCTTCCATGAGTTCCGTGTGGATGTCGATGACCATCTTTAATTACCCAAAAACTTCTATCGTGTCCTTGGTATATTAGTTCTAAGACAGCTAGTTCAATTGCAGAACGAGTTGCTTTCGTAACTCCTTCATTCGCTGCTATACCGTCTTCCATTTCCACCAACTTCGTATCCATATCCACGAAGCGGAATACATCATAACCACCGCCTGTACTTAAAATCGTCTTTGTAGTCTGTACATTTAGTAAAATTTCACCAGTTAAAGTTGATATTCCTCTCAACGATACCGTGACAACATCTCTACGATAGGAAACACTTGAACCAATACCTAAGTATCTTGCGCCTCGCCCACCACTTTCAATGTTTGTATCATAACCAATTATCCCACCGTCAAGTAGGATACCAGCAAACAAGAGAGGTTGAATGCCCGTTGGAGCATCCTCATTACCTTCCTGTCTTGCAAAGTCTTCTCTAGTAGAACGAATGATTTGTCTCTCTCTTACAAGTGCGTCTAAACTTGTACGTTCTACTACTCTAAACCATTTACCTTTTCCAGCAGTCTTAAGTGCATCAATTAAAAATGATTCTGCACCTTGTGTGACTGCAGTAGAGAATGATGCAATGTTATCCATTCTCTTCCTTTGTCCTGTCTTATCTAAGAACCCATACACTGCAACTACTGGCATATTGTCAGCAGGTGGTAAGTCTGCAAGTTCTTGGTACGTAGGTATATTTACTACTTCTGCCTGTTCGACACATTCACCTACTCGTTCCATAACCAATGATGTACAGGAATCCGTCATGCTTGGTATGGCAGCACACCCGCTGATGAGCAAGACTAACAGTCCTACTATTCCTAAGTTTTTCATTTAAAAACTACCAGTACCGATTGGTATATCTAAAGTTGTAGTTGTTCCATCACTTGCTACAATGGTTAGACGAATGAATTCCACACCGTCTTCTCCAACCATCTGTTCGTATGTAACTGTATTACCTTCTATAGTGAAGACACCGTATGTTACAGCTTCACCGTTAGAGAACATATTCTCTACTAATTGTTTTGCAAGTTGAGCATAGATTCTGCTCTCTACGTTCCTTAAAAATTTGGCAAGTGTCGTGTTATTTGCTTCTCTATCTGCCTTTGCAATTGCATCTTCAACGTCTTGTGCTATCTTATCACGTCTTGATTTCTCTTGGTTCTCAATGGTAAGATAATGTGCTGATTGACCTACCCCATTAAAACTAGGACTCTTAAATCCAAATACAATTTCATCTGCATTTACAGACATACACATCATCATTAAAATTATACTACTTACTATTCTCATTTTTAGCTGCCTCTTTCTTAGCGTTCTCTTTATATTCGAGAACTACGTCTACCTTTTGTTGGAGACGAATCAAATCTTGGTCTAACATTCTGACTTGGTCGATGACTTTTATTAGTGCAAAATGTTGCTTCTCAATTTCGGGTTCTAGCTTCTCACCTACAAACCACCAAATGTAATAGATGAAATAACCCAACCCAACTGCCATAACGATTGGAAATCCGTAATCACTTATTACCGCTACAAGACTTTCCATTAGATGAACAATAACCCTAACAGAAATCCTATGTTGAGACCCAGTGAACACATGAGAACAAAGTCCCTAGTAAATGTGTATTCAACCATTACTATTTCATTTCTCATTAGTCACGTCTCACATCTAGTTTTCCATCTTCTATAAAATTTTCTGCACGTGCTACACGTTCTATATCGGGACGGAGTTCCAATGCAGCGGAAACTAGCATGTCAATCTTAATCATTTCATTTGACATGGTTCTTGCACGGTTCTCTAGTGAGTTGCAAAACATTGTTAACGTTTTAATGTCGTCAACTACGCCTTCTAGAATTTGTTTGATGACTATGAAGATAAAAAATCCCATCACAAGGCTCCCTGCAATCGGGGCTCCCACTTCACCTATCAAAACAAATATATCATTCATGCAATTATTTATTCTTTTCACTTTCTTATACGCCAAAAAAAGGGACTCTTTTGAGTCCCTTCTCAAGACATCGTAAAGAGTTATTTCAATTGTTCACGAATTTCGCTGATGACTGCAGCCTTTGCGCCAGATTTCTTAACCTTAAGGTTCTTCTTCTCTGCAAGTTCTACCAATTGATTCTTAGTTAATTTTTTTAACTCTGAAACCGTTGGTGCCTTTGGCTTGGATGGTGTAGTCTTCTTAGATACTGAAGATTTTTTCTTCTTATCTTTGACAACGAAAAACACGAATGCAACAGCCAGTATTGCTACTATTACTATTCCGTCCATAATGTTCTCCTAATTAAATTACTTATCAAGTAATGGGTTCTTGTCCTTTGCTTTACCTATTGCTAGAGCAAAGACTTCTATGTATTTATAGCACTTTGCCCAAAGAGCATCGTCTTTTGGTGTGTCCGTCATCATTACAATGACTGAACATATAGAAATAATCGCTGGTATTGCTGACATGAATGCCCAAATACTACTTATAAAATCCCACATATGTTTTCTCCGTTAGTTGTTAACAGAGGTATTTATCTATTTAGACCCACCAATAGAGTATTTTGTGGTCAATTTCCAGTTGGTTTTCTCTTTGTATGGAATGATTTTGATTTGGGATAGGGGTGCAGTAGGTTCTACTATCTTAGAAGGGTCAACCAAAGTAATGAGTTTCCATTGTTCTAGAAGCTTACAGATAGTATTTCTTCTACCAATATCAGACTCATCTATGTTTGTAGGTTTACCATCGAGTTTGAACAACTCTTTGAAGTGAGTGATGTAGTAATGACCACGCTTATGTAGGATATGACATGATTGGAATAGTTCCTGTTCTCTTCTAGACGCAACACCTATGCGTGATAGTGTTTCCCTTATCTTTAGGAAATCATCTTTTTCGGGGAAGGTTACTTCGACTAATTCTGAAACTATTTTTTCTTGTGCATCATCCATTGTTATTACCACCAGTATTCATTCTGTTTTTCAACTCACGTAATTCTTTATCAGATAGAAGCGTATAAAGTTCTTTAGCTTCTCGGGTTGACATCTGATAATATTCTTTTACGACATCGAGTTTTTTACTAACATATGGTTTAGACCACTTAGAAAATCTTTGTCGTTTTCGTAAAGTATTTAGGAAAAACACATATTGAAGACGGTTGTCTACACCGTGACGACAATTCATTTCGTTAGTAAAGAAAACAGAATCTTGGTGGTAAGACAAAGATTTGTTTATTAGGAATGGTTGATATGCTTTCTCTTCGATATCATCAACCATGATATCAGTTTTATCGGAAGAGACCGACTTGACAAAATCGAATGGATTCCGTTTTTGCATCTTAAGTATTTCTTATGTAAGAATCGAGTAGTTCTTGACCACTAAGAGCTTCACCGAAGTAAATAATCTCACCGCTTGACTTTATTGTTCTTTGTACGACACCGTTGTTGTATTCAACGTCCAGTACTGAACCATCATTACGTCTAGTGTCGTACCACATTGAAGTGAATGAATGTGCATGGATGGATTTAACACCACTAGCCCATTCTTCAGCTTCTAGTAATAGTCTTTGTCGTTCTACTCTCTCGTTATGTTCTGTCATTTGAACTTACATTCTCCCATGATTTCAGTTAGACAAGCAACAAAGTTTATCTCTGAATCCATTGCAAATGCAGACTTGTATTGATAGTCTGCAATAATTAACACACACGCTGGAATTGATTGGGGCTCCAATTGTAATTCTAACGCATTGAAAACTTTTCTGAATAATGTATTAAAGTCATTATCTGAATTAGTACCAACCCATTTTCTCATGGCTGACCAATTCTTTTCTTTGATGTTATTAATCAAGGGGGTTAACTTCTCTTCGGAGAGAGTTGAAATTAACCCACTATCAATAACACCACTTGCACCGTATCGTTGAATCTCATTGAGGACTCTTCGAAAATCGGGGAAGAATTTCATGATGAGTTCTGCAAGAACTCTTTCATCGGCCTCAATGTTTTCTTGTACACATATTCGTATACATCTATCCAACATCTGTTGTGCAAGTTGTGGTTTTAGTTTTGGTGTGATACCAAAATCAATAACTGTAGTTCTAGAATGTAATGGTGGAATAATCCTATTCTTGTAATTACATGTAAAGATAAATCTACAGTTGGATGAGAACTCTTCTATAAAGTTTCTCAAAGCTGGTTGAACTGAGTCTGCAGAAATGTAATCTGCTTCGTCAAGGATTACGACCTTTGCACCACCCGATAATGAAACCGAAGATGCAAAGTTCTTAATCTTTGTTCTGAGTGTGTCAATCAAACGTCCTTCATCAGAACCGTTGATTACTATAAAGTCTGCATCGAGTTCGTTACACAATGCTTTTGCAACTGTCGTTTTACCGACACCTGCTGACCCACACAATAATAGATTAGGTACTTCTCCATTCTTGACAAATTCCTTAAAGGTATCTTTAAGTTCCTTTGGCAGTATCGTCTCTTCAATTGTTTGCGGACGATACTTTTCTACATAGAGAAACTCATTCATAAGAACAAACCCCCCACCGAGTTTGCAGTGCAGTCCACCCAATGATGAGTGGGGACTACTCCCGCGTATATTGCAGAGACTGGCACAATATTCACACTACTATTATATAGGTTATACATTGTATTTGCTATCTGGCTCCAGTGCAATAAAATACTCTAAGTCTACATCTGCATTATTGAAATGAGATATACCTTTTGATGATACTTGAACATCATAGTTACCATCTAGAATTTTAAGATTCTCCATCTTGAAATTCATTTCATAAGATGTCCCATCACTTTCTGCTTCTACAATTCTTGAGAATGTATTAGAAGTAGGACTCTTCTTATCTGTAACAACTAATGTTACTGTAGTACCATCTGATTTGAGAATCAAATCATTAACACCTAGAACAGCTGCAGCTTTCTTAAGGTCGGTCAATAGTGTTGACGTTACTTTGAAAGTAATCTCTGCCTCTGGCATGGTTATCATCTTCTCGGGTGCAGTTACCATACCTTCCGCTGCATAGAAATATGCAAGAGAGGAATTGTTATCTGCCACAGACAATGAGGAATCATTGAATTGGAAGTCGGGGTCGTCCATTAAAGACGTTGCACCTAAGAATTCTGGCAGGTTGTAGATACTGAAGTCTTGAGGAAAGTCCTCAGCCACAGTTGCTACTGCAAGAATGTTTTTCATATTGGAAATAGTTTCCAGTTTGTTGCCTGTTTTGACTCGAATGCCCGAGTTGATTGTTGAGAAGTTCTTTAGAACATCCTTCGTATCATTACTAATTTTCATCACTAGTTAGTCTCCTTATAGGTATCGTGGTTGTACAATGCAAGGAATCCATAGTGGATAACCTTGAGAAGGTCAGCACGATTATATCCGCCCTTCTTGCCGTATCGTTGTGCATATTTCATCACGTTACCGATACAAAATCCTTCACCGTGTCCACCGTCCATGATAAACTCAGTTGCCTGAAACTTATCTTTGGAGTAGTGTTCACCGTATGTCTTGTCTACGTAGAGTTTGAACTCTTTGAGCAGCCTCTCTTCGTTGTATTTGTAATCTATTTGTCTTGGCATGGTTCTATTATACTACCCTTGTTCTGATTGTGCAATAGTGTTTTCTAACAAAGTTTTCTTTTGTATAGGGTTTATTTCTCTATACATTATATTGTATCCACTTCCACCTTGAGCTTGTATAAGCAAATTCATATTATCTAATTTTTTCTCAAACTCAATTTTATTTTTTGCAAAATTGTTCCAGTATTCGATTCCAGTGTGATAATATAATACCACTAAATCTTTCTTAGACCTTACGGCTTTAGAAGATAAGGACTTAGACCATTCATTAAAGAATCCTCTTAACATTCCACTAGAAGTTATAATGCAATGTGTAGTTTTGTCCTTGTATTCATTGTTTGCTTCTTCTTGAGCAGCTGCTTTTGTGGTTTTAACAAATTTCTCATTTGGTGCAAGGCCACTTGGTTTTAAAAGCTGTTTCTTTATTTTAGCCTTCAATGATTTTAAGTCGTTAGAAGAAAAACCATGTCTTTTTAATTTGACAGTCACAACTGGGTCGTCATGCTTCTTATTATTATCTTTACAATATTGAACGATAGTGTTGACGATAGTTGTAGTGTCTTGAGCTTTAGGTTTAAAGTCATGTTCTGCATTATCTAACTGACCAATCTCTTGGAGTTCAGTCTCAATAAGTTTTGACCACATTGATTCGGGTATAAAAATAACTGGTAAAGTTATATCAGAGTCTTCACCAAAATATTTCTTACCAGCTGCACATGTATGGTTTTTACTAAGTCTTGTGTGTTTACCCTTTCCTTTAAAGTTCTCTAGAACAATCAAGTGTTTCTCAGATAGTTCTCCAGTCCAAAAGGAAGGGTCGTCCATTAATTTGTCATATATTTTTTTGACATGTGAAGGGTCAACTCCATCTTCTTCTCTAACTTGATATGTATCCCACCCAAGTATTTCTTTTAAAGCGTAATCACCAGTTTCATAAAATTTACTTTCAAGTGCTTCTAGACATTGAATAAAGAATTTTGATTCTGCTTTGAATGCACCCGAGTTAGATTCATTGTAGTATTCTTTACTTAGTTTTGCATCGTTATCATGTAGATAATCTTGTTCAAACTTCCTACACTCTGCTTCAGTTCCAGTAAATAAAACTTGATACTCTGAATCATATGTAGCCAAATCTTTCTTATAAGCTGAACTGTGAGTCACCACCGTTCCTTGATAAGTTCCATCGGGGTAACCAATTTTACTTCCCATGTATTTGTTCCTACCCCTCTTCTGAACTACTACAAGATAGCAGTGATAGAGGCAATCTGCCTCTAACACACTATTACATTTCCAATTAATCATCATTGCTGTCACCTTCTGTAGTTTCCTCAGCATTCAAGTCTACCCCAGCATCAATCTTGGAGTAGAGGTCGAGGATACTATTTCTAGTTTCTTCATCGAACCTTGAGATACACATTGTGATTGACTTCAACTTGTCATTGAACATTCTGAATGCATTGACAATGTGAACCAACCTTCTAGTCGTGACAACATCATCGATACCACCTTCGTAGTATGTCTTTCTGATTATGTCAGCCCAGTCGACAAGCTTCTCAACGAAGTCTTCATCAACGGCACCAGTCAATTCCATTTCTTTTGCAAGGATTGACTTCTCAGTTTTCACTGGTGGATATTCTTGTTGCATCGTGATTGCAAATCTTTCCAACATTGCTTCATTCATGATTTGAGTCCCGATGAATTTACCATCGTCTGACCCTTGACCTTTCGTGTTTGCAGTTGCAAGGATTGTGAAACCTTCTTTAGGTGAAACCCACTCACCAGTTTTCTTGATTAGGTATCCTTTACCTTCAAGAACTGATTGTAGACACAT